TCATAATGGTTATCACTTTATTTTTTACTATGGTTATTGGTTACTGTGGTTCAGAGACCGCCACAGCAACTCTTTTTTATGGTCTCGAGGAAGAATATATATGATAACTAAAGGTATCGCGAAGTACGTCTATCTGGACAGTACGGAAAAATTCCAAGGCGAAGACACTGGTAAGTACACACTTACTGTTGCTGTCGATGATAAGGAAGCCAAAGCACTAGAGAGTGAAGGTGTTAAGGTTCGTACTATCAAGACTGAGGACGGAGGCTCTTATAAAGCCCGTAAATTCTCAACTAAATATCCTCTCTCATTTGAAATGGTTAAGACTATTGACGGTGAAGCAATCGGACACGACTTCGGAGCAGAGAGTAAGGTTGAGGTACTCTGGAAAAAAGGTAACGAACACCCGCAACACGGTGTAGCTACCTATCTCACTGCGGTCAAGGTACACGAACGTACCGAAGGCTACAAGTCTGCTGATTCTGAGACTGGTGAGTTCTTCTCTGCATAACGCTTCTACATTCGTAGAGCATCAGCCCTGCCCTGCTTGTCGTGAGACAGGTGGGGATAGGTCGGGTGATAACCTATCGGTCTACTCTGACGGTCACGGTTATTGCAACGCCTGTGGACACTATCAAAAAGATGTCACCGGTGACAACACTTTTGTAGAGGAGGAAAATTCTATGCAATCAACAATTACACCGCGGGGTGTAGCTAATGCGTCTATTAAAGATAGGCGTATATCATCTAAAATTACATCTAAATTTGGTGTGACTTTAAGTTATGACAAGAAAGGTCAGGTAGATAAACACTACTACCCATACTACGACTCTAACGAGAGCAATAGGCTACTCGGTTATAAAGAGAGGACTGTCGCAACTAAAGAATTTCAAATTATTGGTACTAATAAAGGATCGGGTCTATTCGGTCAGGAGGCTAACTGTTCTGGGGGTAAGTATCTAACTATATGTGAGGGCGAAATTGATGCCCTTTCGATTTCAGAAATGTTTGATGGTAAGTGGCAGGTGGTCTCTCTCAAGAACGGAGCGTCTTCTGCCTCACGAGATATCAAAGAGAATTTGGAATACATCGAGTCCTTTGATAATGTGGTGCTGTGTTTCGATCAAGACCAAGCGGGCTGGGACGCAGTTAAATCTGTGCAGGATATAATCTCTGTAGGTAAACTAAAAATATGCAAGCTACCTATGAAGGACGCTAGTGATATGTTAATGAACGGTAAGATTAAAGAGTTCACTAACGCTTGGTGGTCTGCTGAACCGTATACACCCGCAGGTATCATTAGAGGTAAAGACACTTGGGAGTATCTACTTAAAGATGATAACCTAGAGACTGTCGACTATCCGTGGCAAGGTCTTAACAAGTTTACTTATGGTTTCAGAACCAAAGAACTGGTGACTATTACCAGTGGTGCGGGTATGGGTAAGACCAGTGTCGTTAAGGAGCTTGAGTCTTATATACTTAACACGACTGAGGATAACCTAGCCATCATTCACTTGGAAGAAACAATTGGGAATAGTGTCACGGGTTTGATGTCCATTGAAGCTAATGCTCCTCTCCACATCCCACAACACGCGAAAGAAGTGATAGGTAACTTAAAGGATAAGAAAGCAATGTGGCAGAAAGCTGTCGGTGATAAGAATGTATATTTTTATGATCACTGGGGTAGTATGTCTGAGGATTCCTTACTCAATGTAATCAGAACCTATGCTAAGTCTTATGACTGTAAGTGGATTGTGTTAGACCATCTATCTATTGTTGTCAGCGACCAAGGCGGTATCTTAGACGAACGAAAGACTATTGATGCTATTATGACCAAGCTGAGGAAGATAGTACAAGAGACAGGAGTAGGTTTATTTCTCATCTCTCATCTCAGACGACCACAGGGTAAACCCCACGAAGAAGGTGGACAGGTGAGCCTCTCAGAGCTTCGTGGTTCTGCAGCAATAGCCCAATTATCTGACATAGTTATAGGCTTAGAGCGTAACCAACAAGATGATGACCCTATCATTCGCAATCAAACTACACTGCGTGTAATTAAGAATAGGTTCTCAGGTCTAACGGGTAAAGCTTGTAAGCTACAATATGATAGTAATACAGGAAGATTAACGGAGGTACTAGAAGATGTCGAGGGCTTTTTTTGATATAGAAACTAACGGACTCAGACCTGATAGAGTACACTGCATCTGTGCGATGCTTGATAACGGTGAGTCCACTGTTTATAATTTTATAGGAGGAAATACGTATGGAAACTTTCGAGACTGGTTGGCATCGGAAGATGTCGACACTCTTATTGGACACAACATTATTAACTTTGATGTTCCTATTCTGCGCAGGCTTAGTGGCTTTCGTTGGGATTTTGATCTTCGGGACACTCTCGTACTTAGTAGGCTTAGCAACCCTAGTTTAGAGGGTGGTCATAGCCTTCGCTCTTGGGGTGAGAGGCTAGGTAATTACAAGGGTGATTATCAAGGTGGTTGGGAAGAATATAACCACGAGATGTTAGAGTATTGCAAACAAGATGTTAGGGTTACTAAGGCTTTATATAAGCACCTCGATGAACAAGAAAATACAACGTCATCAGAGATAGAACATAAGACTGCTGATATTATTAGGAAGCAGACCGATAATGGTATGTTGCTAAACGAAAAACGAGCTTACGAGCTACTCGCTGAGATGAAAGAGAAGGTGCTAGATATAGAGGACGAGGTACACAAGAGATTTGAACCCTTGCCTGTATGGATACCACTTAACTTTCCTGATGATAAGACTAAGAATAAAGATGGTTCTATATCTAAACGCTATCAGGCACAATTAGATAGAGGTGCTAGTTGGCAACACATAAGTGAGAGAACAGGTGCGGGTGAGACTCGGTGGGGATATTACGAGTATCCTGAGTTTAATCTCGGTTCTCGTCAGCAGATTGCTAAGTATCTACAGCACTTCGGGTGGAAACCTAAAGCGTTTACTGATAAGGGCAATGTTATTGTTGATGAGAAGGTTCTCAAGTCTGTCAACATACCTGAAGCACAGTTGATTGTAGATTACTTAACATTAACTAAGCGTATAGCTATGGTTAAGAGCTGGGTAGAGGCTATTGATGATGATACTGGTAGGATACACGGTAGTGTTAATCCTTGTGGTGCAGTGACAGGACGAATGACTCATTCCAAACCTAATTGTGCTCAAGTACCAGCCACTAGATTTGATAAGGATGGTAATATCTTATGGGGTTTTAAGGGTGGCTATGGCGCTGACTGTCGAGACTTGTGGATAGTGCCTGACGGATATAGTTTGGTAGGTTGTGACGCTAGTGGTCTCGAGCTGAGAATGTTAGCACATTATATGGATGATCATAAGTACACTGAAGAAGTAGTAAGTGGTGATATTCACACTGCTAATCAGAAGTTAGCGGGACTATACACTAGAGACCAAGCCAAGACTTTTATCTATGCGTTCCTTTACGGAGCAGGTGATGTCAAGATAGGTCAGGTTGTAGGAGGTGGTGCTAAGCGTGGTCGTGAGCTCAAGAAGAATTTTCTTGATAATACTCCCGCACTAAAGAAACTCAGAGAGAAGGTTCGCAAGTCTAGTAAGAAGGGATGGGTACTCGGCTTGGATGGCAGGAAACTACACATACGCTCTGAACATTCAGCACTTAACACTCTATTACAGAGTGCGGGTGCGGTGATTATGAAGAAAGCGTTGGTGTTGCTAGATACATATGCTACACAGTACAAGATAGATTATAAGTTTGTACTAAATGTGCACGATGAATTTCAATGCGAGGTCAGAGAAGACCAAGCGGATTTCTTCGGTGGTCTAGCGGTAGGGTCTATCGTACAAGCGGGCGAGGCTTTTAACTTAAACTGTCCACTGGACGGTCAATATAAGGTAGGTAGAACGTGGCAACAAACACACTAAAAAGTGGCTATCGTTTTGATAGAGTTAATTCTAAAGGTGAGGTTATTTTTAGAAGAGACACTAATGAAACTTTAGAAGATGTTGAGAAATACTTAAAGTCTAAAGGTATTGAATATGAAGTTAAGAAGGGTGCTTCTATGTTATGGATAAAGAAAGATAAATTGTAT